GTGAAGGAGCCGACGACAAGACCGCCGAAGTGCTTCCCAAGGTTATCATGCAGGTGGCAGACCAGATTGAATACCACTGGAAGGAATCGCTGCAGTTTGAAGACGGCCTGATCCAGCAGCGGGGGTTCCTGGACTTCCGGGTTGACTTTGACCGTAACTTCCAGGGTGAGATTGTCTGTGACGTGCTGGACCCCATGGACGTGTTGCCTGATCCGGACGCCCAGGGCTATGAACCGGACAAGTGGCAGGATGTGACCGTTGTCCGCTGGATGACGTATGATGAAATACGCCGCAAGTACGGTGACGACAAGGGCAAGGAGCTGAGCCATCTGGCCGACCAGTATTTCGAGGATGATTACGGCGAGCGTGCTCATTTTGGCGATGAAGCCGACGGTACTGGGTACGATGGCTGGGTTGAAGAGGATGAAAAGCTCAAGAGCCGACGTTACATGGTTATTGACCGGCAGAGCTGGCAGTCCAGCCGGGAGGAGGTAATAGTCTATTACACCGGTGAAGTAAAGCCACTTGAGGGGATGAGTGACAAGCAGATTGCCAAGGCCCTGGAGATGGGTGTCAAAACGGTGCATGATGTCCGCAAGGTCAAATGGACGGTGACATGCGGCCGGACCGTTCTCTTTGATGACTGGTCGCCGTACCGGACATTTACCATCATCCCCTACTTCCCTATTTTCCGGCGGGGCCGGACTCGCGGCATGGTGGATAATCTTCGTTCTCCCCAGGAGCTGGAGAATAAGTCAATCACTAGTTATCTTGAGATCCTTAACACCACGGCAAACTCAGGATGGGAGGTCGAAGAGGGAAGCCTGGTGAATATGGAGCCGGAGGATCTGGCTATTTACGGGAATAAAAACGGGTTAGTAACAGTTTTTCGCAAAGGCTCAACGCCACCAAATAAACGGCAACCGAATACCCCACCCACTGGAGCTAACTTACTCACCGATCGGGCCGAGTATGCCATCAAGACCATTTCAGGGATGAGCGACGCCATGCAGGGCCAGCAGGGCAACGAAGTTTCCGGGGTGGCCATCCAGTCCAAGCAGTTTCAAGGCCAGATGCAGATGGGCAGGCCCTTTGACAATCTGGCATTGACCAGGCGTATGGCTGCCCGCAAGGTTCTGGAGCTGGTGCAGATGTTCTACACCGAGGAACGGGTGTTTCGGATTGTTGACCCGACCACCAAGATGGTTGAGGAAATCGTTGTCAACCAGGTGGACGAGACCGGCGGGATCCTTAATGACATCACCATCGGCCGCTATGATGTGGTTGTGAGTGACACGCCGACACATGCCACCTTCCAGCAGAACCAGTTTGAGCAGCTGGTGGCTCTTGCTGAGAAAAACGTCCCTGTGCCGCCCAAGTATCTCCTGGAGGCCTCCACCGTAACCAACAAACATGAGATCGCCCAGGAGATCGAGGCGATTCAGGAGCAGCAGGGAGATCCGGAAGTTGAATCCAAGATTGAGGAGAACATGGCACATGCCGAACTGAGGCGAGCTCAGGCAGAGAAAACTAAGGCCGAGACGGTGAACGCCGGAGTTGACGCCCAGTATTCAGCCATGCAGGCGGCCGGAGTGATTGCGGCGACGCCGGAGACCGCGCCCATGGCTGACCAGTTGTTACGGTCTGCCGGTTGTCAGGATAAGGACCAGCCGCCCATTGTCCCGGAATACACTGGGGAGACGACTGTTCCTGCGGATTTGCAGCCGAACACAAGCCCGACCTCGCCGGTGCCGGTACCGGAGGCTGGTAGTCCGGCAGTGGGGGCAAACAGGGGAATTGAGACCCAGGTAGTTGAAGAGAAATCTAAAATGGCGCCGCCGACCAGATAACGGGCGTTAAAGGAGGAATTGTTATGGATGGAGAAACAGGAACAGACAGCAACGCAACTGAAATGAGCGCTGAAGAACTGGCAGTTGCCCGAGGGGATGTGCTCCTGGATGATGATCAGGAGGATACGGCCGCTGGTGACGAAGGTGACGAAGGTGACCAAGAGGCCGCTTCCTCTGAAGACAGCTCTGACTCTACCGATGGAGCTGATGGCGGAGACGAAGAAGAACAGAAAGCTGCTGGAGACAGTGAAGGCGAGGAGGCCACCGGTGAAGACAAACAGGGTGAGGAAACAACCATCCCAAGGCCCCGTTTTGACCAAGTCATAGCCCAGCGCAATGAGGCCAGGGAGAAGCTGGAAGACCTGGAGGAGCAGAACAGGGCGTTGATGCAGGTCCTCCAGAAGGCCCAGCAGCAGGGAGATGTAAAACCTGACGCCACCAGGGATCAGCAGCAGGATGAAGATGGAGCTAAAGAAGAACCTTTTGACATGCAGGCCAAGCTCCAGCAGTATTCCGAGGCCGTGATTGACGGCGACGAGAAACAGGCGGCAGGCACCCTCAATGAGATCCTGCAGTACCAGCAGAAACAGGCCCAGGAAGCGGCACAGCAGACGGTCAACAAATACGCAGCCGGGCTTGATCAGAAAAAGGCCCAAGATGTGGCCAGTGAAATTTATGCCAGGCATGAGGAGGCTTTCGAGAGCAAAGAGAGCCTTGATGATTTTATCGCCTGGCGGGACATCTTCCGTAATCGGGGTATGTCCATGCAGCAGGCCTTGGCAAGTGCTGAAGGAAAAATGTTTGGGAAGAATGAAGGCAACCCTTCAGATCAAGACCAGGATACAGCAGATGTCCAGGACCAGGCCAAAGCCGATCAGAAGAAAAAGGCGGTTGAGCGTAATGCCAAGGCCGCTTCAAACCAGCCGCCAGCCATGAAAGGCGGCAGCGGCCAGCGCAGTAGAGCAACACCAAAGACCGCCCTGGAGATGTCGGACAAGGATTATGAAAAATTATCCAGCGAAGAGAAGGCCAGGATGCGGGGTGACATAGCAGCATAGCGTAGCGTAGCACAAAATTCTCTTCAGAGGCTTTTCATGGGGTGTGCCGTAAACACTCCGTGTTTCCGTCCCGGTAAACGTCATTACCGATCTCCGGTCTGTCAAGACCGCAAAAACTGACACGGAAAAGAAACCATTTTTCTTGTGAATCAGAATCTTAGGAGATCGAACAATGGCTGTTACAAATTTTGCCGGACTATCCGGCGAACAGAAAACCTACTGGATGAAGGATATCTGGACTTACATGAGAAACGAGGCATTCGTCTCCAAGCTCATGAGCAAGTCTTCCAATGCTGCAATCCAGCATATCACCAAACTTACTAAAACCGAACGGGGCACCAGGGCGCTTATGTTCCTGGTGGCTGAACTCCAGGGTCGCGGCGTTGCCAACGACAACGAGCGTGAAGGCAACGAGGAAGCCCTCCAGTCTTACGAGATCGATGTCAATATGGGATTGATCTCCCATCAGGTGCGCAATAAGGGCAAGTTGTCCGACCAGGATCACGTCATCAACTTCCGAGAGACCGCACGGGACCGGTTGAAGTTCTGGCTGGCCAACGCTGTGGATACCATGGCGTTTCTTACCCTGTCCGGTATTTCCTATCAGTACAATCTTGACGGCTCCGATGCTGGGGCTGACAACTCCTGGCCTGAACTGAGCTTCGCGGGTGACGTAACCCCGCCGTCTGCCGGTCGTCATGTTCGTTTTGACGGCACTGCTCTGCAGCCGGGCGATACCACGGCAATCGATGCCAGTCATCTGCCGAAATATGGCATGCTGGTTGATCTGCGGGCCTATGCCAAGACCAGCCACCTCAAGCCTATCCGCATGGGCGGCAAGGAGTATTACATCTACCTGTGTGATCCGCGCACCCTGGCAGAACTCAAAAAAGACGACAACATGCTGAAAGCGGTCACCACTGCCGGTGAGCGCGGCAAGTCCAATCCGTTCTTTTCTGGGGCCATCTTCACCGTGGACGGTCTGGTGATCATGGAGCACAACCTTGTCTTCAACACCAAGGGCATTACTACTGCCGGTTCCAAATGGGGCACAGTCGGCGATGTAGACGGCACCCGTTCCCTGCTTCTTGGCTGCCAGTCCCTCGGCATGGTTGATGTCGGTGCGCCTGACTGGGTTGAGAAAGGATTCGACTACGATTCCAAGCAGGGTATTTCCACCGACAAGTTTGTTGGCTTCAGGAAACCCCGTTTTGATAACCAGTATACCGGCAATGCTGATGAGGATTTCGGCGTTATCGCTGTGGACCTGCATCTTAAATAATAACCAGGCCTGACTTTGCTCAGGCTTCTTCACTTTTAAAGGAGAATAGCAATGAATCTGAAAACTCGAAGCGAGGGACGCCAGTCCCCGTTGATCGCACGGGCCGCCTTTACCGCGGTTGATCTTCCTGGCACCGATTTTGCCCCCGCCCTGCAGCTGCCCTCTGATGCTGTGATTTTGAGAGGCTACCTGGCTATTACTACCGCTTTTGGAGCTGGCACCACAGTTTCTGTAGGCACGGCCTCTAACGATGACGCCTATCTTGGCGCCACGGTTGCTGACGCCACCGGCGTAACTGCTCTGACCGGCGGGATTACCGGCGCGGCTGTGGGAGATGTCACCATGATGGGCCTGACCGCCTCCGCTGCTATGGCGGATGGCAAGGGGGTTCTGGTCGTGGAATACATCCGCACTGGCCGAGCACAGGTCACAGAGGGATAAAAGAATACATAGGAGGTGTTATCGATGGAAGAGTTCAAAACAACCAATGGCAAAACAGTGCGGCTTGCTTCACGGAGCAGCCATGTTGTCACTGTCGGGCCTGACTGGACACCGGTCCCGGAACCCCTTGTCCCGAAAGCCCTTGCTGCCCGCTGTGTCTCGAAAGAGGTGTATGACAGCGTGGAAAAGGAAGTGGCAGAGGGAGCGTGCCAGGATGCTCCCCAGGAGCCGGGGCCACTCATTTTGAAAGCCTTGGAGCAGATCAACGAAGAGTCCGAGGCCGGTAAAACCGAAACCGATAGCGGCAATAAACTGTTGACCAGCAAAGGTAAGCCAGCCATGGACGCCCTGTCTGAGTATGCCGGATTCGCTGTGACCAGGGCGCAGCTTGAGGAAGTTCTCACGTGAACGCTGAACAGCTCATCGCCGAAGTAGCCGACATTATCCAAGACTCGTCCTACGATAACGAGACCATCCTGTCCTATCTGAACCGGGGCCAGGTGGCGGTGGCAAGTACACTGCTGCTGCCCGGCCTGGCTGATGGGCATGGCACGGTGACAACTGCTGTTGACGAATACAATGTTGCTTTGCCTGCTGATTTTCACCGGGAGCTGTTTCATGTCCAGGTGGATGATCTGCCGGTGAAGGTTTACCGGAACATGGGCCTGCTGGTCAGTGAAATGGAGAAGATTACTACGCAGGCGGGCCGTCTTGTCGCAATGTGCCCTAATGCCGGAAATCTTCTCTATCAGAAGGTTCCGTCAGTAACAAAAAATGTGGAGTTGTTCTACTACCGGCTGCCGACTGATATGAGCGACGAGGACGACAACAGCCGACCTGACGGGTTATCCATGCAGGCCGGGGTGGCTTTGGAGCATTTTGATTTTGCCCTGGTCCATTATGCGGCGGCTCTCATCTTTGACCGCATTGAGGACGGTATTGAAGGGCAGAAGGTGAATACCCTCTCCCACCGTGACCAGTACGCTATGCGGCTTTTGGAGATGGCCTTGCATGTCCGGGAAGGACGGCCCCACGCGCCACCGCCTATAGCTGGAGTGAACTGGTTATTATGAGTAAACCGATTCGTATACTTTCCGGCGGCACAGGCCTGAATACCGTTGTTGACCCTATCCGGCTGCCGTTTGACCGGGAGACCGGGATCAGCGATTTGGCAGTGGCAGTGAATGTCACTGTTGACGAAACCGGTTTTATTTCCAGGCGAGACGGCTATCTCAAAGTGCGGGACGAAAATTCTCATAGCCTGTTCTGTGATGGCGGCGATTGTCTCTTTGTTGCAGGCGACACCCTGTATCGACTGCTGGCTGATTATTCGGTGGAGACGGTCAGGGCCGGGCTTAGCCAGGGGAACAGGATGGCCTACGCCCAGGTGAATAATGACATCTATTACACCAACGGCGTGGAGCTTGGCATTGTCCACCAGGGCGGTGTGCATGAGGACTGGACAGCACAGGTTTATGTAGGGCCGGAGACCAACCGGGTCTTTGACGGGCCACGAGCGGGTAATCACCTTGCTTTTGCCTTTGGCCGGATATTCGTTGTCGATGGCAATGTCCTCTGGTGGACGGAGCCATTCGGATTTTCCTTCTTTGACAGAACCAGGAGCTTTGCTCAGTTTCCAGGAAGAATAACAATGGTAAAAGCGGTGGCCGGAGGCCTGTATGTGTCGGATGAAGAACACACATTTTTTCTCGGTGGAACCGATCCAAAGGAATTCATCCTTGTCATGGTTGCCAACTATCCGGCATTGGAGTGGACAGTCGCCATCGATTTGGTGGAGGGGCTGGAAATCGGGCTGCCTGAGCCTGGAATGTGCGCTTTGTGGACCTCGCTTGAGGGAGCTTGCATGGGAACACCAGGGGGGACAGTCATCAACTTGAACAAGAAAAAAGTAATTTACCCGGAACAGGGCTCTTGGGGGGCCGGGATGCTCAGGGGATATAATTACATTCACAATATAGGAGTATAACAATGTGGAGATTATCAACGGGATTACGGAACGCCCTGCTTGAGCGGGCGGCCACTGTCCCCCATGCCATTGCCGCATCTACTATTTCCTTTGGAGATGGAGATGGTGCAGGCGGCAGGGATACAATTAATGATTCAGGAAGCGGCTTGGGTTCTTTTCTTGAAAAAGCATACGTTACAGTTCTTGGGTCAGGGAGCAATGATGGAACTTATAAGATTCTATCTGTTACTGCTGGCACCATAGAAGTCGCTGCAGGTTCACTTGTGGCCGAGGCTGCCGGGGCGACTGTCATCATGGCCTCTGCCGAGGGCGGCAGTTATCGGGGGCTTTTCCGGAACTGTACTCTTAAAATATTTACTGGAGCTCAGCCTTCCTCTGCGGACGATGCCGAGACCGGTACGGAACTGTGTCAGATCACCCTGAACAGCGGGGCTTTTGTGGCAGGCCAGCCAGGCAACGGTCTCAATTTCGGCCAGGTGGCAAGCGCCCAGCTACACAAGGAAGTTGATGAGGTCTGGTCAGGTGTCAACGGCGCGGACGGCACAGCGGGCTGGTTCAGGATTTACGACAATGACGCCGTGACCGGGGCAAGCACAACCGCTGTTCGGCTTGACGGAGCCTGCGCCACAAGCGGCGCCCAGCTCAATCTGACCAACACCAGCCTGGTAAACGGTGTAACCACGACCATTGACCAGGTCAACCTGTCAATGCCTGCATCATAAGGAGATAAAAAATGGCTGAAAAAGGAATAATAGTAAAGGATGCGGCAAACGGTGAAAGTATTGCCTGCCGGGACGCGGTTCAGCAGGACGACGGGGCCAATGCCCGTATTGTTCAGTTAATGGATAAAGCGGCAAGGCCGGTTGCGTATCAGCGCACCACAGCAATCAGGGCAAGTGTCGTCAGTGATGACGCAGCGGATATTGATCCGCTTCCCGCTTCAATTGCCAATAACCTGGTGGATGTGTCCGATGCCGAAGGAATAGCCGTGTGGTGTACCGTTGATCTTGGTTCAACAGAGACTAACACCTGCCAGGTTGTTGTAACCCCCATCGTGGTTTCAGATGACGCAACACCTGTTGCGGTGGCCTGTCTGGCTCCAATGATCCTGCGACCATGTGATCCGAGCGGGACTCCAGGCATTGCAACCGCTCTCAAAATAAGCGGTGGTTCCGGCATGGCGAGCAGTCTTTTGTCCATGGTGGTTACTACGCCTACCTATGGAGCAAAGAAACTTGGCCTGCATGTAATGATTAACGGGTCGGCGTCAGCAACCATCAACATTTTCGCCGCCCCCATGTCGTGCGCCGGAAGAGATGGTTCAATTGATGATGAAGTGGCTGCGGACACCTGGGGCC